GCCCTCCGCCGCGACCGCACAAGGACCACCCAATGACACCGCAGCGCCTCAGCGACCTCCACAGGCGCCTCTCCATGGCAGCCGCCGACATCGACCACATCCGCGACCGCCTCGAACGCGCCTGGGCCGAACTGCAAGCAGCACAACCCGGCATCCGATCCACACCCACCGACAGCGGACCACGCACCCACCACACCGACCCCACCGCCACCCAAGCTGCCAGCCGCGCTCACGATCCCGCCGTCCGCGCCCTCGAAGACCTCGCCGACTGGATCGCTGGCATCGAGCAGCGCACCGCATGGACCCGGACCATCATCGACATCTGGACCAGCCGCCCCACCCCCGCCGGATCAGGCACCGGCGACCCCGGCTGCCAATGGATGTCCCGCCACGGCGGCCCATGGGAGGAGGCGCGCTACAGCGTCGACGTCCCAGGCGGCGGCCGGCTCCGAGTCGGGCAGCGCACCTGGCGCTGGCTCCGAGACACCGGCGAGCTGCCCCCGAAACACGTCATCGCAGACTGGTCAGCCGGACGTCAACCCCGCCGACGCACCACCCCTACCCGCCCCAATGCTTGACACAGCACCGGACGGCAACCCATGATCAGTCCGGTATCTGGGGTGAGCTGTGCCTAAGGCGCCATACGCTGGGTCGTGGCGGCGCATCAGGGTCAGCGTGCTGGAGCGCGACGGGCACGTCTGCCAGATCGGCGGGCCGCGCTGCAATCGGATCGCTGACTGCGTCGACCACATCGTCCCAGTCAGCAGGGGTGGAGCCTGGTGGGACCCGGCAAACCTGCGAGCCGCGTGTAGCTGGTGCAACACGTGGCGGGCGCACCCGCCGAAGGGGCGTGGGGTGCCGTCACGGCGCTGGTGAGCGCTGCATGCATGATGCATTGGCAATGCATAAACGGCGTATGGCTATGCACTCGGCCTGCATAACGGGCTTGCATAACTATGCACGAGGGGCCTGGGTAAACCCCCCAGCTATGGGGACAAGTTGGAGAAAACCTGTGGACAACCTGTGGGTTTTTTGTGGATAGCGACGGAGACCCCGCCCCCCCTTATCGACATATCTACTGAAACGACATGAAACGGCACGGAACAGCATGGAATGCATTATGCATAGGGCTGCATAAGGCGGGTCCGTATGCACTCGCTATGCAAACCACTATGCGTCTGCCGTGCATAACCGCTGCATGACCCGTGCATAGAGGTGCTCGATGCCACGCAAGCCCCAAACCCAGGCGCCGACGACCAACCGGGCCGCGTGCGACATGACCATCGCAGCTCTCCACGCCGCCGGCCGACTCGAACAAGTCGACGCAGCGACAGTTATGGCGGCGCAGCGGCTCGCTGACGCTGTCGACTCAGACCCGGCCCACGCTTCGCTGTGGGCCCAGTACCGCGCCGCGTTGGCGGCGCTCAAGGCGGTTGGTGCCGATGCCCAAGGCGACGACTTCGGCGACCTCCTCCGCCGTCTCGACGGCATGTCAGCCCCGGTGGGCGACTCCAAGGCGCGTTGAGCGCCGCTCAAGGGGCGGTGAGCTTGCCGCGATTGCTGAGCTGATGGGGCAGCCGCTGATGCCGTGGCAGCGGCTTGTGGCGGACGTTGGCCTCGAGGTCGATGACGTCGGCAGGCCGTTTTGGCGTGAGGTGATCGTGACCGTGCCTCGCCAGTCGGGCAAGTCGACGCTGACGCTGTCGTGGATGATTCATCGGGCGTTGCGGTGGGGTGGCGCTCAGCGGGTCGCTTACACGGCGCAGACCGGGTGGGACGCCCGCAAGAAACTGATTGATGATTTTGCTCCGGAGCTGCAACGGTCTGCGTTGGCTCCCGCGGTGGAGCGGGTGTTGCGTGGTGTCGGCAACGAGTCGTTGCGGTTGCGTGGCGGGTCAAGGATCGATGTGTTGGCGTCGTCGGAGACGTCAGGTCATGGCCGCACGTTGGATATGGCTGTGCTGGATGAGCTGTTCGCGGACACTGATGATCGGCGTGAGCAGTCGCTGATCCCTGCGATGGCGACAAGGAAAGACGCTCAGATCCTTGGGGTGTCGACGGCTGGGACGGACACGTCGGTGCTGCTGAATCGGAAGGTGGATGCTGGCCGGTTGTCGGTTGAGGGTGATGCCGAGTCCGGGATTGCCTATTTCGAGTGGTCGATCGGTGACGATGACGATCCTGATGATGAGTCGTGTTGGCCGTCGTTCATGCCGGCGTTGGGGCACACGATCGATGTGTCTGTGGTGCGGCATGCGAAGGCGACGATGACGGCTGGCGAGTTCGAGCGGTCGTTCTGTAATCGGCGGACTGCTGCTGTGGAGCGGGTGTTCCCGGCGCATGTGTGGGACAGCGTGTGTTCGGCGCAGGTGGAGCCTGATGGCCAGCTGATGTTTGCTGTGGACGTGAATCCGCAGCGGTCTGCTGCGGCCATTGCGGTGTGTGACAGCAGCGGCCGGGTGGAGCTGGTGGAGCATCGTGGCGGCCTGTCGTGGCTTGTTGATCGTGTCGTGGAGTTGGTGGCGACGTGGCGGACTCCGGTCGGGTTAGATGTGTCTGGTCCGGCTGGGTCGCTGGTGCGTGATCTGGAGCGTGCAGGGGTGACGGTGCGTCCGTTGCTCGGGCGTGATTTCAGGGATGCGTGCGCGGTGTTCTACGACGCTGTTGTGGAGGGCCGTGTTGCGATTCGACGTCATCCGGCGTTGGACGACGCAGTTGCGGCTGCTCGACGCAAGCAGAACGGTGACACATGGTCGTGGGCGCGGTCGTCGTTCGAGGGGGACATCTGTCCGCTGGTGGCGGTGACGGTCGCGCATGCGCTTGCGTGCCATCAGGGGCCGTCGTCCGGTGACTTGTCGATCTTCTGAGAGGGGGTTGCGATGCGTGCTGTCGTGACGACACTGCTTGAGGTTGTCGGTGTTGCCCTGGTGGTGGCTGGGGTGGCTGTGATCTATTGGCCGGCGTCGCTGATCGTTGCCGGTGTGGGTCTGGTCGCTGCCGGGTGGGTGCAGTCGTGAGTGTGTTCCGGCGCCGGCCGGAGACGCGGTCTGTCGAGTCGGACGCGATGTTTGCTGCGTTGCGTGGCGGGATGTCGCAGGCTGGTGTGACGGTCACTGATGATCGGGCGTTGACGCTCATGCCGGTGTGGCGGTGTCAGCACATGATTGCTGACATCGTGTCGGGGTTGCCGGTGCAGCAGTTCCGGCGTCGGTCCGGTAGGACTGATGAGATTGACCGGTCAACGATTGTGTCGGCGCCGTCGGATCTGGTGTCGGCGCAGGAGTGGCGTTACGCGCTGCTGTTGGATGCGTTGCGGTGGGGGAATGCGTTGGCGGTGACGACCCGTCTGGACAGCTTCGGGTTCCCGCTGAAAGCGGAGACGGTGTCGTGGGCTGATGTGGTGGTCCGTCAGCCTGATGGGGCGCTGTCACCTCCGACGTATCAGCTGCATCGGCGTGAGGTTGACAGTGGCCGTGTGCATCATCTGCGCGCGTATGGTCCGGTTGCCGGGTCGGTGTTGGGCATGTCGCCGATCGCGTATGCGCGTGAGACGATCGGGCTCGGGTTGGCGGTACGCCAGTTCGGCAGCGAATGGTATGCGTCCGGTGGGCATCCGACCACGGTGCTGACGACGACGCAGCAGGTCGACGCGAAGCAGGCGTTGGAGGCGAAGGAACGGTTCCGGCAGGCGACTCGTGGTGATCACATCGCTGTGATGGGGAACGGTTGGGAGCTGAAGTCGGTGCAGGTCGCGCCTGATGATGCGTTGTTCCTGGCGGCGTCGAACGCGACGGCGATCGACATCTGCGGGTTCTATGGCGTCCCGCCGGAGCTGCTCGGTTATGCGCCGTCGAACACCGGCTCGCTGACCTACGGCAACCGTGAGCAGCGTGCGATTGACGTGCTCGTGTTCACGTTGCAATGGTGGGTTGGGCGGATCGAGCGGCTGATCTCGGCGTTCCTGCCAGCTGGCCAGTTCGTGCGCGTCAACCTTGACGGGTTCCTGCGCTCTGATGCTGCGGTCCGCTGGCAGGTCCACAAGACCGCTGTCGAGTTGGGTGTCCGCTCGCGGAACGAGGTCCGTGAGCTGGAAGACGAGTCCCCGCTGCCGGAGGGTGGCGACGAGTTCACATGGCCACCGGGAGGTGCTTGATGGCGCAACATCGCGAACTAGAACCCCGCATTCATGCGGCGTCGTTGACGATCAGGTCTGCTGAGGAAGCTGGCACGATCGCCCTCGACGGCTACGCGTCCGTTTACGACGTCTGGTATGACGTTGCCGGCGGCCCGAAAGACGGCGGGTGGCGTGAACTGATCGCTGCTGGTGCAGCGCGCCGCACCCTCAACGGCCGTCCCGATGTGCGTCTGCTTGTCGATCACAAGGGTGTGCCGCTGGCACGGACCCGGTCCGGGACGCTGCTGCTCGAGGAAGACGAGCGGGGCCTGGTGGTGTCCGCCCCTGCGCTCGACCTGTCGAATCCGCTGGTGCAGCAGGTCCGTTCGGCGATGAGCCGCGGTGATCTTGATCAGATGTCGTTCGCGTTCCGTGTCACTCGTGACGAGTGGCGTGACGACATGACTGAGCGGATCATCCGTGAGGTTGCACTCGATGTGGCCGGGTCGGATGTGTCGCTGGTGTCGTCGCCGGCGAACCCGTTCACGGTTGCTCAGGTGCGTGCTGCCGCACGTGTCGATGAGCGTCGTGCCGCTGCCCGTGGCGGCATGTCGCTGGCGATGGCTAAGGCGATCGCTGCCCGGGCCGGCCGTCTGAGCTGACCCTCTGAAAGGTTTTGCTGTCGTCACTCCGATCCCGGACGTCGCCTCCGACCGCACCTGTGGTGCCTGTCGACTCGACGTCCACCTCGGCCTCGGTGAATGCAGACCATCTTTGCCCGTTCCCTTTTGCCCTAGGAGGCATTCCCCTGATGGATTCTCTGATCGAGCAGCTGCGTGCGCAGCTGCGTGCCAACCTGACTGCCCGTGCCGCTCTTGAGGGGCGCATGGACGAGATCATCTCTGTTGTCGAGGCGCGTGGTGACGCTGTCCTGACTGAGGCTGAGACTGCTGACCTGGATCGTCTGCGTAGTGAGCTGCGTGCTGTCGATGAGGCTCGTGTGTCGCTCCAGGAGCGTCACGATGCCGAGGTCGCCCGCCTGGAGGCTCGTGCTGCCGCGCAGGCTGCTGCGGCTGCTCTGCCGACCCCTGACGGGTCTGTGCGTGTCCGTGCGGAGGCCCGCACCTATCGGCCCGACGGGGAGCATTCGTTCTTCGCTGACCTGTACGCGCAAACG